CCATATCGAATTCTCGAAACTTTAGAAACCACTAATACACTGGTGACTCTGTGTTCAATCCTCCAATAATCACCCATCACCCTTAATGGTGAATCTCTATTCAAAACCAACCACGCAAAAATGAGGCTACTCAGACGGTCTTATAGAGGGGATATGTAGGGATTTTACCCGCCCCCCTTTATTTTCTTTTTATTTCCGAAGCCACCGTCTTCTTTGGCTGTCTTCGAGTTGTGGCATGATGTGCACAGGGATTGCCAGTTTTTTCTATCCCAAAACAGCTTCCAGTCACCACCATGTGGCACGATGTGATCGACCACGTTTGCCTGGACCAGTACGCCTTTCGATTCGTGCTCTGCGCATAAAGGATAAGCCATCAACCAGGCATCACGCGCCTTGCGCCACTTGGTGCCATAGCCTCGGCTACTGGCACTGCCGCGCTTGGTGTCTGCTATCTTGCGCGATAATTTTAGTGATGATTGTTTGTTGCCAGTGCTGTATCGAACAGGTCTTGTTGGCACATCACCCCAAGATAAAAAGCCCTGCTCAGTGAGCCGGGCTTCGTTTGATTTCTGTGCTGAGTGACAATTCGCTCAGCCTGACTGGTTTTATACAGTTCTTTGCATGCAGATGTCAATACTATTTCTATTAAATTTCTTCATGGAGTACACGAAACAATCATACCAGGCGTGCGCTGACTCCATATCAGCCACAAACTTATTACGACCAATAGGCCTTCCCAGCTGCCTGGACAGTATCTTGCTCTGCCTTTCACGGCTGGCCATGATCGTATAGGCCACAATGAGCAGATCACGGTAATACTCTGGCATTTCTAGCAGCACACGCTCAGCGCGCGCTATGTTTGGTGGTACATATGGATCTGCTGCTATTCTCTTTTTGCAGTCCTTGATCAATATATCAGGCCCGTACTGCATCATCCTGTGCTCTAGTGACTCTGTGGCATAGCCTAGATTGACATCACCGCGCATGAACAAACCCCACTCTGCCAAATCCCTGATCGTGTCTTCATTGATTCTGCCATCACTCATGCCGCACCACCCGCCTGTTGTTGTTTTTTTATTGGATACCCAATTTGCCGAATCTTTTCCCACTCACGATCACGCGCTGCTGTGCTGGCCTTCACAATGGTTGGCGCCTTTGGCTCTGGCTTTGCGTTTCTGTATGCCTCCTCACAGCAGCGTTCGAACTGACCCAGTGTTGGCGCCCACTGTGGGTTGGTGTGCATCCAGGTAGTCATGGCCGTGTTGATTTCATCGTTGGTATATTTCACCAGTGCAACACCCCACTCCACCAGAGCAACAGATAGCTCATTCTCATTGCTAAACCGGTTTGACCATGGTTGGCCATAGTGCGCTTTCAGGCGCACAAATAAGGCGCTGACAACGGGTTTTGGTAAGCGCCTCTCAGGGCTACCAATTTTCACCGCTGAACGCTGCTGCTGTGCCGTTGGCGAATACGTCTGCGCGATTTTGCCGATTGGCTCCATGTGTGCCCCCCCGTGGTTTTGGATGTATGTTTTTCCAGCGTGATGAAATGCAATATTCAATCGTTTCCAGCTGCTCTTGGTGGTTACCCAGGCTGATGATCAAATTGATCATCGACGGCATTTCGTGTGGCAGAAATGTTCTGCCGTGCCGCTTCTCCATGTGCTCCAACCACCGCGCCACTGCAGCAGTATTGCACTGTGGTGGGTAGTTCTTATCTTTAATCTTTAATTCAAGTTCTAAAGATTCAGACCCCCGTTTTTGGGGGTATTCGATACCCCCGTTTTTGGTGGTATCTCCGGTTATAATACCGCCACATTTGGGGGTATCACTTTTACCAATACCCCCGTTTTTGGTGGTATCTCCGGTTATAATACCGCCACATTTGGGGGTATCACTTTTACCAATACCCCCGTTTTTGGTGGTATCTGTGGATAACTTTTCAGACGTGTCTGCGCCTTCAATACCCCCACTTTTGGGGGGATTAGAATCAGCCTCTTGCTGTATCTCAGTTACCACCAACCGATAAATTTTAGTTCTACCACTGCGCCCACATCGATCACCCGTGAACACCAGCAACCCCTGCCCCTGCAAATCTGCCATCGCCCGGCTAAGGGTCTTTTCATTCAGCCCAGTATCCGCGATCAATCGCGTTATGCTGGGAAAACAGAGCAAATCCGTATTCGCCCTGCAGGCCAACGCCAGCAGCACATGCGCGCTAGATGACGGCCTCACCGGCAACGTCAACGCCCAATTAACAGCCCTATAATCCATAGCACCATGCAGCTTGTGTGTGTGCCCTCCCTGTCATAACCACCGCACCAACTGCCCAGAAAACGGCAACCCGTGAGTGTCCTTAAAAAACTGAATAAACGCCGCCGCAGAATCAAAGCCATCCGCTTTGGCAAACGCCGCCAGCTCATCAGCAGGCAATAGACGATTACCCACCATCACCCCCGTGCGATCAATAAACACCTCATCCACCGACTCACAGCGCGTGTGCCGCAACCGCCGGCAACCAGGCTGGCGCATACCGGTAAACAAATAAAGCTCATCACCAGGCTTGAAAGGCCGCGCACGCTTCGCACGAATGGTCTGCTTTTTATCGCCGCACTCCACCTTATAGGCAAATTCACGTTTGAAGTTTATGGCTGGCATGCTGGAAAATCCTTATATTCAAAATCACCAATCAGACAACCGCCTTTTGCAAGCCCGGTGCCGCCCCATTGCTTAAAGAAAAATGCAACCTCCCATATTTGCGCCAGCAGCCGTAGTCGAGAAACCCAATCAACAGCCATTTGCCGCGCATCATTGCCCGATTCACCGCCACAAATAATCCAGTCAATACCCGTTAAATCAAGCCGCGAGCTCACATCTTCCAACAACGGCTCACATGACAAAAACCGGATAACAGCAGGCACGCTGCGCAAAATATCCACGCGCGGCACACCGCGCTTAACATCCTCAACAGTCACCCCCAGCCACACATTGTGGAAACCATCGCCCCAGTCATCAGGCAAAAACCGCTTTATATTCGGCGCGCGCTTAGTCAGCAGCAACCAATCCATATCCGGGGTTTCGCGTATCACCTGCCACAACCGTTCGCGCTGGCCTGCCGGTGCATCATTGCTGAACACATCGCACATAGACCCGCAAAAAACCCGCAAGCGCCGGCCTTCACGCACCGCCTGCCGCTGCAACTTGTGCGGCAGCTTCCAGTTATTGTCAGACATCGCGCGCGGCTTTGTGCCAGCACCCCAGTGATGACCACCAAACCGGTGATCTAGCGTTTCCGCATAACAATGATCACAGCCAGGCGAAACCTTAGTGCAACCCCACCAGGGGTTAAATGTGGCATCACACCAGCTGATGTTTGTGGTTTCAGCCATGCTTAATCAACCCCCCGCAACAGACTGATAATCACGATAGATAGCCTGCAAAATATCCTTGTCATGCTCGCTGGTGTAATTGCTGGCCATGCGCCGACGCAGGCAGGCCAATTTGTCTGGCAGCATAAAGCTGAAACTGCCGCCTCTGGTTGCAATGCGGCGTATGCCCGGCTTGAATTTAAAATGTGAATCAGATGGTTCCAGATCTGGGTTATATCGCCACCGCGACAGGCCAGTAACATTGCAGATACCATCTTTTTCAATGCTGCCGCACTTGTTCACCATCATACTGATGTATGGCGTATCCAGCTCATCACACACATCTGCAATCTGTCTCACAGTCAACGAACTTTCAGCAATCGCCTGTTTTAGCATTGTGATTTTCCCACCGTATTCCATCACCACCCCCGCACCCGCAAAAACACCGGCCACACCGTAGCCATAAAAAACCAATATTTCACCCACCACAAAACACTGCGGCGCAGGCGCTGGTTCACAAAACTGGATGACGCCATACCAATGAAAATGCCTATAAACACATAACAGGTCAACAGCCCCAGCAAAAAGCCCTTGATTCCAGTCAAAGTGAATTCCATCATCTAATCGGTCCCATGTTGTCTAAAAAGGTGGTGATGTCATCGCCGTTTTCCTCTACCGCTTCCAGCAACGCATTCCATTGATCACAGACATCAGCTTCCACACCCACCGGTGATGCATCGATAACCGTAGCAGCGGCAAACTCATTGGCCACCAGTTCATTGGCAGCATTAAACACTGTCACCAGCTGCAGGAATGTTTTATCGTTGACTTCAATCATTACCCCTCCCCAGCATCATATAAAAACCCCTTTTTCTCACGCCTGCAGCGCGGAAAGGTTTTATTAACCGTGCACAAATAAATATTGCCCATCACCTGCTGGCTGCGCACGCAACAGCCGTATTTTTTCTGTTGCACTTCCATGCGCACTGCTGCTTCCAGCGTGGGGTTTGCGTAAGTATCTGCCACCCCCTACACTGCCAATAACTTACCAGGGCGCAATGAGCATTTATGAAACGCCCGCACCAATGCCGTTTTGTTCATGCCCCGCGCATAGCCGCGCTGGTGTTCCAGCGTTTGCAAATAGAATAAATGCCACAGCGTGCTGTATTGCAGTTCGCCGGGCGTGTTTGACACCGCCGCTGGCAGTGATTGCACAGCGGCCATGTTATTGACTACCAATTGCAGCATGGGGCTTTGCCTCCTTGGGTTTTTCCTGTTGTACCGCCTGCAGCGCCAGCGCATATACAATGCGCTCGATAGCGTTTTCGATGGCGGTGTCTGGGTGGGTTTGTGGGGCGGTGGCTGTCATTACAGCAACCCCTTCTCTATTGCGAACCATTCAGGCAGAAAAACCGATTCAATAACACCGGCGGTTTCGCATTGATCGGTGATCATAGACTTTGGAATCCACACCTCTGTTTTACCATCGAACACCAGCATGGCTTTTTCAGTGACGCGCCTTACTTCCACGGCGATTTCGATTTCTTTAACGCTCATGGCACACTCGCAGATTTCAGCAAACCATGTATGTGCGGCAACATACGCATCAGCTCATTCATCGCCTGCTTTTTACGCACCGAGCCATCCTGCACAAATTTTTCAATCAGCCAATACACTGGCCTGATGTCACCCGTGGCAATCAGCAATTCATCAAACCGGGGCAGCGGAAACTCCACATTGTCGCCCGGGTTGTGATTGAGTTTGCGTGACAGCTCAGAAACCGACATATCCAGATCAGCCGCAATCTGCTTAAACGGCCTGCCGCAGCTGTAAACCGAGGCCGTGACCACATCACGCCAGGCGGGGTACTGATCCAGCAGGCTTCCGTCATAATTAAGCTCTATCTGGTTTTGCATGGGTCACCTGAATAACGCTGAAACTTTGTTTCAGTGCGTTTCAGTAGCTGATTGAGGCCAAATAAAAACCCCCCGGCCAGCTTTACTGCTGGACCGGGGGCAACCACAAACAGGTGTGTGCGCGGTGCACTTTGTTAGAGCACCAATTAAATGGGAAACACCGCACACAACACCAACCAAAATTGAGGGACACCCAGTGCTAGAATCGAAAATCTCACAAAACGACCCCATCACCAGGAACCCCCCAATGACCGACATAACCGCAGAAGATTTTGAAAACGTGTCTTTATTCGCCCACCACATCGGGCTAAAAGCCCTGTTTGACGTGCTGGCGCAGCACCAGCCAACGCTGGCCGCAGACGTGGCGATGGAATTAACCCAGGCACAAGCCGCGCTTCCACAGATAATGAGGGCAGACCTGGCCGGCCATGTGCAGAGCAACCTGCAAGCGTGGATTGATCGCCTGCAGCAAAATACGCCGCCCATACCTTCAAATCATCAGCAACCCAATTGATCATGCGGCAGCCTCGCGTTCATCATATATATCAGGGCGCAGATCGCTTTCACGAATACCAGTTATGCGCACCACAATGGGCAAACGCTCTGCTGGCACTTGTTTGCGCCATTGATTTATCGCCTGCGACGTTACACCACACGCAGTCGCCAATTTGCGCTGGTTGCCACCAATATCGCACCAGCTATTAAATGACTGACTAGCGCTGTTTTTTATGGATTTGTTTGACATGGGCGGAGTAAAGCATGGCTTGACCACAGTTGTCAAGCAACACTTGATTGTTTTTTCCCATGGCATAACCGAACATCAAGCAATGCTTGATACTATCGGACAGCGAATAAAACACATCATCGACAACTCACCACTGACACAATCAGATATTGCGGCCCAATGCGGCGTCACCAAACAAGCAATCACAGGCTGGACAAACAAAAGCGCTATCACGAAACAGAATCTCAGCAAATTCTGCAAAATAACCCACACCAACATGCAATGGGTATTAGAAAAAAAAGGCGCTATGATGATAGAGACAGCTCATCACCAGATAGAGGAGCCAGTCGCACCGTACAACATGGATGATGTAAAATTACTAGACAGAATAAACAAACTTAGCCATGCTGATCGCGTGCGACTGGCAGCCATCATTGACGCGCTTAATAGCACGGTGGACAAATCCACCGGCAGCTAACCTACCCCACAAGGACGGCAAAAATGACAAAATATCTCATACTAACCACAGCAATATTCTTCAGTTTCCAGACCGCGGCAGAAGAAAACATAAATAATCAAATAGACTTAGCAGAAGCTAATTTAGAAATCCTCAACAGCCTTGCAACCCGCTGCAGTGTAGAAATTGATGTTTATGGTGCAGAAGCCCTGCAAAAAAACGCCTGCACCAAACTCATCACCAACGCCGGCGGTGACTTTATGACCCAAACCACAAACGCCTGCAAAGCTATAATTGATTGGAGCAAAGCCAACCGGCAAACCCAAGTCACGCATGCACAATTCAATAGAATTGGCCAGGCATGCAACCCGCAGCGTTACCCCTACATCACAAAAGCGCTCACAAAAATCAGAAGCCTGCAAAAACTACAGTAAATAGCACTAATACCGACCCCCAAAAATAATGATTAAAATGTAAAGCATTGCTTGACAGTGCGATAAAGCCATGCTTTACTCTCTCTAGACCACAACGGAGAGCCACATGCAAACAGCCACCACACACCCCCTATTCACCAAATACCCCCGCCACCCCGTGCCCGGGGCAGTCGAATCAGAAATCCACTGGATCATGCCCGGTAAGCCTACCTACCTGGCACCCGGCGTGGTCATGGGCATTGAATACGATGATGACAACACCGCCACATTCAAAATATGGGTTGACGGCAAACGCATCAAAAACCTGCAAACCAACAGCCGCCGCCAGCTGGATCTGCGCACCAGCCTGGGCCTGATCGTCACCCACATTAGCAACAAACACAACACCATCACCGGCTACGCAGAAAAAAGCCTGATCGAAATCGCCCCCGTGCCACTGCACCTGATAGGCGCTGAACTGGGTGGCCAGCAATGAGTGGCCTGTCGTCATCCAAATTTTTAGCACTCAGCGCATCACTGGTCGCAGCCGCGCCACTAAGCCACATGCCTGCAGCAGCCCGCACCAGCGCATACAAACCACCCAAAAAACCGCGCGGCAAGGCAGGCACCAAACTGGCCAAAACCGCCATCAAACACCGCTGCAGCATTCACGGCAAACAAAACACCACCAGCAGCGTGCACCTGTGGCACCTGCAAGTGCAAACCAACAACAACCTGCAACGCATCAAAGCACGGATGGCAGCATGAGCCAATTACTAGACCCCCGCGATGATCCAGACTACAAAAACAAAACCCGCGCAGAGCTGTACACACAGCTGGTGGCTGCACAAGAAGAAGCTGACGACTTCCGCGCTGACAGCCATAATGAAATACGCGGGCGCCAACGTGCAGAGGACAAACTTAAAGACACGGAATCAGAAAACGCCGTGCTACAGAAAAAACTGCATGATCTGCGCATCGCCATCGAAACCGCCATGGCCATGCGCTTTCCAGATGCACCACACGTCACCAAAGCATTTGGCTACGTTATGAGCACCAGCACGGAATATACAAAAACAGAAACAAGCGAAGAATTAAACCTGCTGCAACACCTGCACAGGCTTGCAACGTAATGAGTCTTACACGCAACAGCGCACCTGCATTCGCCAATGTTGCGCGCAACGGGTGGCAAGCATTCCCGTTTAAGTGCAGGAGGGGCCGCGCCAGCGACATGCCAGCGAACCCCCATGGAAAACTCCTGACCATGGCACAGACTGGCAAACCCAACAACCGAGGGCAATGATATGGACCTGTATCTATTTATACTAATTGCAATCATCTACCTGGGCGCCGGCATCTACCCCAGCAGCCACATGCACGACAACAGCCGCCTGTATTACAGCCTGACAGAAAACAGCTTCATATTCACATGGCTGCTATGGATCAGCTGGCTGCCCGTGTTTGTAGTCTATATGTACAACCAATCGCTGAAAACAAAACCAGAAGGCGACGAACATGGATACTAACGCTCAGGTTAACCGGCCGCAAAAAGCGGCCAACGGAGGACAAGATGAGCACTGAAAATTCGCCGCTTTTTGCGGTCCGTGTTGAACCTGTTGTTAGCTTGCTCCCCTGCCCGTTTTGCGGTGGTGAGGCTCGCCCGAACACGATGCGGACGAGCGACAAGGAAATGATTCGCCTTAATGGGCGCGACACATTCCACGGAGTGAATTGTGTCATGTGTGGGGCTGACACGCGCGGTTTGCTTGGTTCGGCAACCCCGGAACAGGCCGCCGAAAGATGGAACAGACGTGCAAGCTAACGATTAAGTTAAAGCGCCGCGCTTTCGCGATCGATTTTGAGCGCCGGGTTAGGCGCGGGACGGAGCAATGAATAATAAAATTTATACAGCAAGCAAAGAAAACCCTTATTTTGTTTATGAACCAGATGGTGAGGGCTTTGTATATTTTGGAACTGAAAAAGAGCGAGATGAATACGCGCAATATTGCATTAATCAATATTTGCAGGATGGCTGGGACGATGGTGTTGATGGCGTCGTTGCTGGCGTTATGACGCATGATGTTATTAAAACAAATGAGCGTAAGCGCCCAGAAAAACTTGATGATAATAATTGCGATGAAGATGGAACGTGCTGGCATGACTGGGATTATGTATGCAATTATGAGATGCGTGATTTAAGCACCTAACGCTAGAACTGTTGGGTGAGCCGCGTTCTTTGCGGCGAGTCCCGCACCAGTGAATTGTTAGTTGCCGCTCTAACCGACGAACGGTAGTATTTGGGTGTTGCTAGTTACGCGTAACCATGTATAATACTAACCATGAGCTGAGGGAATAACCCAAGGCCGGAAAGAGGATAAAGACATGAAAACATACGAAACAATAACTAATCTTAAAAACGGCGAAACAGTTGATTTGGGTAATAGCTCGGTAGGTGGTTGCAAAGTAAGGCGCACAAAAAAAGGCGCTATTGCTACAAACTCAAATGGTAACTGGTACATAAAAGAGCAGGACATTGCCAAGTGCTTTGGCAACTTAAACGCTATCGGGCTGCAAAGTCTTGAGTATGCTACTCAGTCACCCAAGGGCGCGTAATGACCGCACAAACCAATAAACAAAAACAAGCCGCCCTCCGTGCAAGGATGGCGGAGGCAGGGCTTAAAGAAATGCGCGGCGTGTGGGTGACGGATGCCGAAGAAATTGATGTAAAGAAAAAAATACGCGCAATGCTTAAACGACTGCGCAAAGGCAACTAACGTGAAGGCTTAGGGGCCACTGGCCAACGCCAAACTTAAACGAAGAGGATTGAAACTATGAACCAAAAGAATGCAACAAACGTCGCGGCCAGTGGTCCCTTAGAGCCTGTTGTTATGCCTGTGC